ATTTGTTACTGTACCCGTTAAACCAGATGCTAAAACACCTGATAAAGCTGAAACAATATTTGCAACTGCTGTTCCTGTTAATCCAGAACCTAGAACACCACTTAACGCCGTATCTTTGTTAACACCTAATGTTCCAGTAAGTCCTGATGCATTAACACCTGTTAACGCTATACTTAAACTTGGACTTGCTGTTCCTACACTACCACTAGCAAAAGTACCCGTTTCTCCTTCTGATTCTACTGGAACAACTGTACCTATTAAACCACTTGCATTAACACCCGATAACGCTACAACAAAACCGCCATTTGTTACTGTTCCTGTTAATCCAGAAGCAGATACCCCAGTTAACGGAATATTTAATGTAGCAACCTCAGTTCCTGTTAATCCACTAGCAAAAACCCCTGATTCTGCTACAGATGTATTAGCTACTACAGTTCCTGCATTTCCAGCTGCGCCTACCCCACTTAGTGCGATAGTTATATTACTTGATACTGATCCTACATTTCCACTAGCTGCAACGCCAGTAATTGCTACAGATCCGCCACCCCACGGGTCAACACCCCAACCTTCATTACCCCAGCCGAGTGACATAAATCACCCATTAAGTTGTAGATAAGCGAACTAAAGCTGTGGTAGTCGTATTAGATGGCATTGTTAAAGTAAAGTTACCAGATGTAATTGTCTGAGAACCAAATGTATATACTGCAACAGCCTTATTAGACTGGCTTGAGTTATACATCAACATGGTATCAAACGCTGTTGTTAATGTTACACCTGTGTAAGTAATACTTGCTGATGGTGTCCAATACCCTACACCCGCTGTAGCAGAAGAGTTTGTAGACGCTGGATTTGTACCATTCGTAATCGTTACACCGCCAGCAGAATATCCAGTTCCTGTTACTTCACCAGTTGCACTATATGCTGTTGTAGATGCATTTAATGTAGCAGAAGCTAAATACAACGCCGCCTTAAATGTGTCGGGCGTACTAGCTGTATGCGCAGGGTTAGCTGAGCTGAAATTGTGCGTCGCGCTTAAAAGTTCCCCCAAAAATGAGGTACACATGCTTTGAGTATTTGCCATATTCTATCCTAAAGTTGCACCAATTAAATCTGTAAATGGAGATTTTTTTAATGATACATGAGCTGAACGATGCACTAATTCATCATCTAACCAGTATTCTATCCAAGTAGTATACTCATTCTCATTATCTATACTACCCTCTCTTTTACTCAAAAGAGATTCGTCTATATCGCCTTTGGTTGTGGTAATAATCATAAATTTCCTTAATCTGGACTGCTGTAATTAATACTACTTGAATTTGTTCCAATTGTTAATATCGCACTATTGTATGCGGCCATTGGGAATTGCACTGTAAAACTAGTTGTACAAATCTTGTCCGAACCAAAATTTAACACAAAACATGCCGCACCTGTAGTTGCATTATAAACTAAAGCACCTCTTGCAGTAAAGGCTGCTGGATTCCAAACTGCATTCTGAAATGACACATAACTGACATTATATTGCGTATTTTGCGTAGGATATGTAGAAATAACTAGCGTTTTACCACCAGCTGTATATCCTGTACCAACCACTTCATTTTGCGTAGTATAAGCCGTTGTTGCTTGATTTAAATTAGCCAATGCATTATAAAGCGCTATTTTATAAGTATACGGCGTTGTAGCGGAAAAGTTTTCTAATCCACTTAACAAGTTTTGTTGGAACTGCGTACATGAAGTTTGAACAATCATGGTTTAACCTGACCAATTCTAAACTGTCCATCGCGGTATGCATCGCCACGCTCAAGACCTGCACCAAGACGAATAATCTGTTGAATAGCTTCTTGATACATCTTTTCATAATATGTAACCATATCCTGCTCACCCTTCATAAATATCATTGCCTCACGCAATGAACCATAAAGAAGAACAGGATCATAATTATCCCCTAACCAACTATGTCCAGTAGAGTTAGATACTGTTGCAACAGGAATACTAAAGTTTGTTCCAGAACCTAATGCAGTGCATGAAAGGGTGTCTCCAGCCACATAAAAATTACCACCAAATGTTAATGTTACAGATACTACTGCACCGCCAACAACTTGAATATCCGCTGTTGCGCCCGTGCCAGATCCGCCACTTAATGAAACATTTTGATATACACCATTTGTATATCCAGAGCCAGCTGTAATTGTTCCAAGCGTTGCTATCTGACCTTGAATAATGGTAGGTGGATAATAGTAATAATGCATCTCCATAATATAATTTTTATCTGGAGTTGGTGCTAACATCAAAGTCATTTGGTTAACATTGCTATATTGTGATCCAAATACAGCATAAAATCTTGGCAATCCTTGTGGAGTACCTTGATAAGTCGGCGATGAATATACAACTGATGGATATGCTTCTCTTAAAAAGTTAACATCCTTATCCAACAAATATAAATAATTGTTTGGCGTTGTATTATTATCTATAACTGCTAATGAATATACAGATAACCAATCAGTTGGTAATGATAAATACTGATTTCCAGCCGTTAAATTACCTGTAACATTCTTTCTTAAAGACGGAATTTGAACTGAATTATAAACACGATCTTCTGTTTGCTGAACAAATACTGGAATATTTTGAACAAATAAAGCTTCCGTATTTTCTGCATACGCTTGAATGGTGTTATATAAAGTTTCGTAATTCACAATTATCCTTATGCCATAGGACCACGACACATACGACCTTTAGTCGCCGCACCAGCACCACGCATTTCAATACCATCTGTCTTAGGTCCACGTGTTTTATTGCCAATAGATACAGTCATAGATGGCATTCCACCCGGTGTATGCTCATTAGACTTTAATGTATTAGGATCTGTTGCATAACATACTCCTAAATCAACATTGGTATCGCCAGACATAGTATGTGGCTTAGCGTAATCAGCGCCAGAACCAACTTCCTTGCCCATAACTTTTCTAGAAAATTTAGCCATTATTTGCCTCTTTGATTGTTTGCACGTGCCATGTTACGACCTACAGCTCTCATCTCTTTGCCTGTCACGCCGCCTTTTGCCATTTTATCTAAACCACCCTTTTTAAGCTTTAACTTAGTGCCACGACCACCTTTGTGTTCTTGCATGTCGTGTTGTTTAAATGCCTTTTTAATTTCCTTATCAGCCATAGCTTTGTCTTGCTTCATGTCTGCTTTTTTATCCATCATCTTTGCCATTTTAAGCTCCTAACTTGTTAATATTGATACTGTTCCAATTTTAATTACTAAATTTAAATCATTCGGCACAAAAGCATCAGAAAAACTTCTTGCCCCACCTACGGGATTCCAATTCCATTGTGTCTGCCTACTACCATCACTTGGATATCCGCCACTATTAACATCATTACTAGCTGTTGGACTTGTATATAAACCCGTATTGCCCGATGCATAATATGATACATCAGGACGCGGTTCCCGTACAGCCTGTGGATCATATACAGGATACAAACCAATCTGTAACTGTGGCTGGTCTGGATCCCAACATGTTGGACATACTTTTACACTATATCGATGCGTCTTTAATACTTGCGTTCTTAATTGTGTAAGTTTATATCTTTGCCCGCATCTATCACATTCAGCAATGCTATGTTTGGCACTTGCATATTTATGTGACATATTTACCTCATGTACATTACATTACGTGGAACAAAACGTATATTTGCTTTTTCCCTATCTTCCGTAGAAGCAATATCCCATTGTTCCTGATATTCTGATTTTAACATTAACACACGATTTGGATCTACATTTGGCAACTTAATAGATAAATGAAATGCTAATCCCGCAACCATACATGGTATTAAACGGAATGGTATATCCTGATTATAAACACCACTTCCAGCATCTTGTAATCTACGCATTCTGTAATAAACAAATGTATAATTTGTTCCCGGATTACCCGTTTGCCAAATATTAATATTCGGTAAATAATTTACATATAATGATGCGCCAGATGAGTGTGATGCCGCAGTTGTATTATTAACGCCACGATAACAGTTTAACAACTGATTAGCGTTACTAGTTAATGAAGATCCGATACCTTGATATAGAATAGTTTCATTGTCAATATTGATATATCCTTGACTTCTTAGATTTGCTGTAGAAGTTACATATAAAGTTGTATCTGCTGCACCTGCGGCTTGCGATAAGGTGGTTGTAGGGTTTGCATCCACATTGCCTGACTGTCTATCTATCCAAACTTGAATAGGCCGTCCATAAGCGTTTTTCGTAGGAATTGTAGAATAGGTTGATTCAGATATTCTAGTAATATTAATATCGACCTGATTTTGTCCTACACCCTGACGAATGAAGTGATCTAACAAATCAATTGTATCTACTGGTAAAGGATAAGATATCTGTCCACCATTTACATTAATCGGAATTTGACCTTGTTCTATAGTCCATAAGTTAATTCCACGATTAGCCCACTCAATGGTTAATAGATTTAAAGATCTACGAGCTGTACGCAAATCATAACCTGACCGAAGCTGAGTTCCGCATCTTTCAAACGCATCCTCAACAATCTCAGTTAAATCTAAATTGAATTGCGATATGCCCGTTGTTGTCATTTTTTAAGCTTACTTAAAGTTTCCGCTAATCTTGCTCTTTGTCCTAACTTGCCGGGTTTCTTAGCAGCAGCTGCAAGTTTTTTCTTAGGAATGGTTTTACCTTCTTTTACACCCAACTCTTTTCTTAAAGCACCGGGCTTTTTAATTGCGCCAGCTATCCAATTTTTAGTTGCCATTATTTTTTCCTTGCAGCTCTTATATTATCAATTAAGTTTGGATATGGTCTACCAGCAACTTTAGCCATAGCTTTTGCTTTTGCCTTTTTTGCAGAAGTAAGTTTTTTAGGCTTTCCTAATGATTCAGGGCGATCTTTATCCCAAATCTCACCACCTTTTTTATACATCTCTACATCATCAGGATTATCTTTCCTCTTGATGATTTTCTTACCCGGCATTTTGGATGGATTAATTGCACCCATCCCGCGAGAGGCTCTCACTTTTTTCCCTTCATATATCCACCACCACACATAGCCATTACATGCTCATGATGCATTTTATGTGTAGGAGTTCCATGTTCTTTTTTAACATGCTCTTGATGGTGCATGTGATCATGCCCCTTACCATAGTGAGTTTTTACGTGTTCTACGTTATGTTTATGTTCCATAATTTTCCCGCCTTTTTTGTAAGCATTACCCATTGCGTCCATACGACCTTCCATCATGCCTTTTACAGCACTCTCTCCAGCCTCGTTTTGTCTTTGTTGCTCTTTTGCTACGCGTCTTTCCATATCGGCTTTAGTCGCTGCATCACTATCCGCTTTGTTTTTTGCGTAATAAGCTTTTTGTTGTTCTGGTGTCATTTTTAGCAATATTTAGTTTTGGTTTTACCACGCACAGCAATACCATCAGCACGACTAGAAGTCATTCCGCCAGAAGCCATTTTTTTAACTTTCCCGCCCTTTTTCATGCCGCCTTCAATGCCAATCTCTTTTCCAGAATCACCTAAGTTTTTACCTTTTGTATGACCTTTTTTCTGTACGGCAGACTCACCAAATTTAGTCAATTTGTTAGAACCTTTTTCTATATCTTCTGACATAGACTTAGGTCCCATAGTCTCACCACCCTTAGCCATCTTTTTCATTCCGCCCTTTTTCATGCCCATAGGAGCCGCAGGTGCCATAGCCTGTCTTGCAGCCATCATTGCAGCTGCTCTTCTTGCCATTGCTGGAGTCATTGTTGCCATCGTATCACCACCTTTTTTAAATTTTTTGCCTTTGTCGGCTTCCATAAAATCACGCCCCACTTTCTGTGGAATGTGAACCTTTTCAGCAAAAGCTTTATTATTTGCGATTGCCGCCATAAAATTGTGCTGCTTTTTACTCGTGCTCGGCATTTTTCTTTCCTAACATTTTTTGCACTGTATCAGTTTCGTAAATACGAATAGCCGTCCAAACTATTGTAAATAATGCTGCTATTGCTGGCAACACATTTGTTAGAGTACCTAATACAGTTGCTATTGAAGCAATATCACCTACTGCTTTTGCCGTTGT